ACATGCTGATGTTGAAGTCCAGAACTATGTGCGACGCGAAGCAGCACGACAATATACTAAAAGTTATTTTGAGACCAAAGCAGCAGAGATGAACGTGCCTGTTGATTACTACATACAGGAGTTTGTATGAATGACCAGACCAAATTGATTCTGGCACTGATGCAGATTGATAACATTACTTCTCTGATTAAAGACAATGAGTATCAAAAGTTTCTGTATGGGCATCTGGTTTCAGTAAGAGTAGAACTACAGCGTCAGTTGACAAATTTGAATCATTCATCTAAAATAAAGGAGTAATTTACCAAAGAAAATGAAAAGTCTGTACATTGTTGATTACTGGGTGCCATTTCCCTCCAGTGAATATGGTGGAGTCGTCAGTCTCATCGCAGAAAATGACACCGAGGCATTTGAACTTCTCTCTGGAGAAGATGGTTTTGATGAGAAGTATCAGAATCTGATTATGCCCAATGTTGTCAAGGCACAGAAGTTCTCATTGGTGGATGATTACGAATCTGGTATTATTGATGCTTTTACGACCTGATCATGACTGAACAGCAACTGTATAAAATCTGGCAACAATTCACTTCTGGATGGGAAGTTATTCATCGCAAACTGACCAAAGAACAGTGTGATGTCATTTTGAATGAATGTGTTGCCAATGGTGAAAATCCAAACGATCTAAAAGCAACTCCAGATCATGATGATTGAGTTTCCCCATCGTCCACCGAACGGAATGCACTATGAGCAGACAGAGTTTAAACGCAATGTTGTTGCTATCTGGATTCATTATGACCGTAGGTTTGACTACAATCTTGGTGATGAGGTTCGTTGTATCTGGGGATTCTATAATACCAAAACCAAAATCTATTACTCCCCCATCAACTCAGGAAAAGTCGGGAATGCTGTTAGTTTAGATCGCACCACACCCTATTCGGCAATGCCAATCAAGCAAACTCCATTAGAAGCGGCATATGTATGAACCACAAGTTAATCATTATGTAAAGTGGAAACCACATATTGAGGGATGGGTGTATTTCAAGGATAAGGAGTATATTACGATTGAGATAGGAGTCAAACCAAAAAATGAAGAGAACTATGAGGCATGTTCCATTCATCGTAATGATCGTTTGATGGTTCTGTGTTATCATAATCAATGGAAAGAACTGACATATGTAAGATCAAGAGAATCAATCTATGAAGAAAAAGAAAACGTTGTGGAGATGGTGGGCGAAAGCACTTGGGGAAAAGGCGACGAAAAATGACAGAGAAGCAGATCACATTGCTCATATACGGACTGTTATATTCGGTACTTACCTTATTACTAATCTATTCATTGTCGCAGGGGTCATAAGACATTGGAATGATGATCTAAATAGAGACACAGGATTTGCCTCATACGAATGTCAGCGACAGTCACAAAAGCAGGACCATATTATACCTCTGGAAGTATCTCCTTTTCATCGTTAAGAACGACCTTCCGTGCCCAACAACCTGATGGAAGTTTCAGTTCTGATACACTACCAATCAAGGCATCACAGTTAAGACGAATCACCAGTACATCTGATACCAGTCCGATTGTACCTGATGCGACTGAGAATGCGAATGTAACCACATCTAATAATTGGAAGACTTCACAGTTTCGTAATACCATCAAGTATTATTATATTACACAAAGTGGTACGGATGATAATGTCTCATCACCATCATCACCTGGATTCAATATTGGAACACAGACCTGGAATTCCAATTTAAACAAAAACGTTCGGAAGTACATGTATCTGAACGGTACGATGGGTTCTGCCAATACTTCACAGTATGCTGCCTATCTTCAAGCTGAAACGCATAATTTAAGAGTCAATGTTGCTGGTGGCATCTATGGTGCTGGTGGATCCAATGGAACATCAGGTAACATCAGTGGTGGAAACGCTGGTCCCGCATTATATGTACAGTCCACAGGTTCTGAAGTTGTTGTAGAAGTCAGTGGATCCGCTAACATCTATGGTGGTGGAGGTGGTGGAGAAAAAGGTGCGACTGGAGCAACAGGAGCATCGGGCACTTGTATTAGCACCAGTTTTTATACTACTGGTTCAAACTGTGGCGGATGCCCTGGATGTAGTCCTGGATATGCGATATCATACAACCAAGCAGGAGGAAATAACTGTAACTGTGGTAAGGGTGGATGTAATTCAAAAACGTGTTCTACTAATTGTCGGGTAGATACTCCATATACTGTACCTGGAGCAGCAGGAGGAGAAGGTGGAAATGGTGGATTAGGTAGAGGTTATGGTCAGTCCAGAACTGATGGTGCGGTAGGAGCAGCAGGTGCTACAGGTGGATGTCCTTCATTAGGTGGAGATGGAATACAAGGAGAGACTGGTGGTAATGGAGGAGATTGGGGAGTATCAGGTGGTAATACTTCAAATTCAGGATCGGGTGGATCTAATGGAAGAGCAATCACAGGATCAAATTATAGCGTGACAGGAACGATAAATTCTGGTACAATTAAGGGAGCATATCAACCATAACAAATGACTCAAGATTATCCATCATTACCAGAGCAAGGAAAGAACCTTGCTAAGTTTACATTTGAAGTTGTCAAGCAGGCATTCTCATCTAATGCTTTGTTTGTATCCCCAGAGGTTAAACAACAACGATTAGACATCTGTAAGCAATGTGAGTTTTATGATTTCTCACAAGTCAGGTGTAAGCATTGTGGTTGCTTCTTAGATCAAAAAGCATCATTCGCATTAGACTCTTGTCCGATTGATAAGTGGACAGTATCTGATAGTGATTGGATCAATGGTGAGTTTGATAAGGTCGTGAATAAGGTACAGAATCCACCGTCTGAGAATGATGGTCCTAGGTTTCCTATGAACCCAGAAGTAGGACAGGTTTATGGTTGGAAAGATCGTAAGTGGCAATGGAATGGAGAGATGTGGGATTTTATACCAGAAGGTTGAGAATGGTATAATTTGATACAATAAAAGGTTAAATTTAATTAAAAAATATAATAAAAAACATTAATGTATTATTTGTTTTATTCTCAATAAGTTAATAATAATTGAGAATCAATTGAGAATATTGTTGAGAATAGGTAGTCTTATAAGTCTTCTAAATGCTTATAAAAGACCGATCATAAAGCATCATAAAGTCTTCTAAATGCCTCTGAGACTTGTGACCTTTGCCAGCGTATCATAAGACGCGCAGTTTGTCAAGTCCCGCCCCGCCGCCAGGTACGCAAACCCACACAAATCTCGTCTAGACTTATAAGCAAGAATGTTACTATAAGCACACAAATCTAGACGAGAATACATATATACTCTTATGTGAATCTCGTCTAGAAGCCTTCTTGACATCTGGACGAGATATCTGCTATAATCATAAAGCATCATACAGATCTCGACGAGCTATGTACGACGACTACGATCTCGACTACACATACGCAACAGACTATTCATATGATCTAGAGGAGTATTATGCACAAGATCTAGATGAAGATTACGCACGAGATGGGCAAGATTATGAATCACTTGCGTATCGTCACTATGCATGATATAGTATAGTAAACATCGCACGAGAATCACATGTCTGCCACACACGCAAAGCGCATGGTACGTGTTACATTAGATCTCATGTGTTATGATGATCTAGAACTAGATGATGTTCCCTGGAGAGAACTGCTACACCTAGAAGATGATGAAGATGTACACATTAGCATCAAAGACTACAGCGATGTCTTCTAGTGTGACAGTCTGACAATTGGATCTATTCTCAACTACAAGATCTTATTGATTCTCAATAATATTATGCTTATTGAGAATGCCAGCTGATCTTGTGCCAATTGAGAGAGTGGCACAAGGGGGGTTGTGTTCTGCCACGTGGTGGGATATTGTACCTTCGTTGTCGCAATTGATTCAAATGTGTGGTCCCGTTTTTGAATATTCCCGTGAAGATTTCCTGAATGATGCTTCCCCGCAAGAATGGGATGAATGGGAACAGAAAGCAGCAGAACTTGAGTTGCCTTTAGATTACTATCTTGCGGAGTTTGTATAAGAATTCTTGTGCCAGTCTAGAAGGTGGCACAAGGGGGGTTGCGAAATCCCCCGATCCGTTCTACATTACATTTGTTCCTGAGAGATTTCAATGTTTGATGAACTCTGGTCTGAGATTCAAGATGCTCCTGGTGAAATCTTTGACCTTGACATTCCTGAACTCAAAGATGAAAAGTTTGATGTCAATGAGTACCTGAACGCCAACTACGATTACTGAAATGCAATTTCAAGTTACCGAGATTGAGTTTGATTGTTCACTTGATGATGAAGATTGGACTGAACAGGATCAACTTGAAACCGAAGAGTTTTTGCCCTCTCGTTACATCGGCACCATTTGGGATGCTGACAATGAAGAGGACCTGATTGAAGAGATTAGTTGTGCCTCTGGTTGGTGTATCAAATCCATTGATTATCGTCACATTCTGAAATGACTAACACTTTCGATCGTGAAGCACTGGTTGAAGCATACATCGACCGTTTGCTTGACAACATGAGCACCAAAGATTTGATGCGTATTGTTGGTGACCAGATGGAAGAAAATCTCACCAGTTATACTGATGAGGAACTGATTTCAGAGGTTGAGTCTTACTATCCCGACCTGCTGGAGTGACAGTTGAACAGGTGGCACAAGGGGGGTTGCGATGCCCCCCAATCCATGTAATACTAACAGTATGAAAAACACCCACCTTGAGCACCCCGAAGATTCTATCCTGACGGGTGACCTTACTGTTCTGGATTGGTTTACTGCCCGTGGCAATCTGAGTGTAAAGATTGACGGGGCACCTGCTATTGTTTGGGGTATCAATCCTGCCAACGGTGAATTCTTCGTTGGCACCAAAGCAGTCTTTAACAAAGTAAAGATTCGGATCGCACATTCGCATGATGAGATCAATCAATTCTATCAAGGCGAAGTTGCAAACATTCTTCACGCTTGTTTTGATTGGTTGCCTCATTCAGACGGTATCTTTCAAGGTGATTTTATTGGTTTCGGTGGTGACACTGAGTATACTCCTAACACGATCACTTATCAGTTCCCTGAGGTAGTTTATGAGAAGATCATTGTTGCTCCTCATACTTACTACATTGCCGACAAAGATCTTCGTGATGCTGTAGCGTATCCGATGAAGTTTATCATCACCGATACTCCCTATGTGAAATTTGTGAAACCTGAAGCATACATTCAGCATGGGCAAGAATCGTTTGCTGATGTAGAAGAGATCTGTGACTTTGCCCGTCAAATGTCTACTGCCTGTGAGTTCGTAACTGATAAGGAAGCGGCAAAGATCAAACAACAGATCAACGCCTGCATTCGTGCTGGTGAAGAAGTCAACCCTGAGAACTTTGATTGTGATGCTAACCTGCTGCGTTTGTGGGCACTGGTGAAGTCGATCAAAGATGATTGTTTGTTCCTCTGCCGCAATCAAGGTCCTGCAGCATACCTCTACGGCAACAGAATTGATGCTGAGGGTTATGTGATGACCAATGAGTTTGGTACATTCAAGTTGGTGAATCGTGAGGTCTTTTCTAATGCTAACTTCAACAACCAACGGTTTCAGTGTGCCAGTTGAGAAGGTGGCACACACCCTGTTGATTTGACCCGCAGGGGGTGCCATACTATGTTCATCGGGGGGAAGGAAACGAACCCCACACACTTACAACGGGCAATCAAGTCCGAGGAGTCTAAAATGTCTACACTGAATCAATTCTTCATTGAGTGCCTGGATCTCAAGTATGCCAGCAATTCTCAAGACAATTCGTATCACGAACAGCAGGTAGAAGATCTGCTGAAAAAGTATAACCTGGAATATGAATATCAACCGAATGGTATTCAGAACTCTCCTGACTTCCGTGTGCATCACAACGGCAAAACTTACGACATTGAGTGTAAGTCCAGCAAGCAGGCATATCCTACCTACAATGGCGGATTGCCGAAGGAAGGTGTTATCTACGTGTTCAGCAGCAAAAAGTATAACGAAACCACGGTGTTCTTTGCTGATGATGTGGTGAGCAAAGAAAAGCGCGATCTGTATAACAAACTCATCGCTGAGTTGAATGTTACTCTGAAGCAGTAT